ATCAGCATCACAAAAACGCAATCCATCTTCTAGCTTTTCGCCACAATTTAGGCATGCGCCAACAGCTTCAAACTCAGGCTTTGCAGCTTTGAGCCTTGCGGATTCAATGCCAATATCAATAGCTGCGGATTCTATGGCTGATGCTCTATCAGATTCATCGGCGAACTTTTCAACTTCTTTCATGTGAAATCTTTTCTTTAATGTTTATTAGTTTACGAGAGTATTTGTTGATGGCTACCGGCCCATGACAGGTCAGTAGCCGCCAAAGATAATACTTGTATAAAAATCTGTTAAGCATTTTTAGGGCGCTCAACTGGCTGTGCTAAAAGATATTTGTCTCCCATGGTAGTAATACACTCTTGCACCTTCTGCTCACGGCGCTGAGTGGATTCTGCTGACGGCGTAAAGTTTCCGCCGTAAACGCTAGTAATGACATCATCGCTAGTGACAGTCCATGGTAAAAATAAACTAAGCATTTTGCATCTCCTCCTCTTTGAAAATTTTGACATAAGTTTTATTGTCTGGATTGTTCCTAGCAGAAAAACTAAACCTTCCAGAATTGATGTAGGTTTGAAACGCATAACATGCAAGCTCGTTGTTTTTGCAGTCATTAAAATGATGACAATTATCGCATGGCGCAACTTCACCAAACAAAGATTTTATATAATTTTCCCATCCGTTAGACATTTTTACTTCCTCCGTGTTAATGAGATTTCATCATAAATCACATCTTCACAAACCGTCAACAATTATTTTTGATACTAAGTTGATCGCTTCGTCCTTACCATAGCAAACCTCTGCTTTATATCCAATACTGCGAAGGTAGCGCAGCCAATCTGTTTGATCTGTAGACACTCTGCCGCCTTTGGTGCGCTTCATTTCGATAAATAGGCCAAGGCTAGGAATAAACAGGTCTGGAACGCCTGGGGATACGCCGGTTGCCTTGAGTTTCATAACTGTTGCCTTAGAGCGCCAGCCTCCGTTTGGTATCGCAAAAATCCTATGCTCTGGGTGAATCTGCCGCATCCACATAACGAACTCAGCCTGCTCCATATCCTCTGATTTTACTTTTTCTACTACCGGCTTCTTAAAAACCACACTCAATCCTCCATTCGTCGCAAGCGTTTTTAGTTTCTGCAAATTCATCTGGCGGGTACATATCAAACTTCTCGCACATACCGTCACCGTTATAATAGTCGCAGGTATGGCATACCTTTGGAACTGACGCTGCAACGATACGCCATTCTCTCAGCCATATTGGTTCATCTGGGCGCATATCTAAACCTCCTGTTAATTACTCTAGCGTACTTGCCATCCATCTTATACTCTACCATTTCAGGCGGAAAGGCATTGTTAAAAATATCACAAACCTCGTCAATGTCTCCGCCCTTTGGCAAAATTACACCAGTGTTTTTGGCAATGATTGTCAGTGTTTGCATTGCTTTAATTGCAGCATAGCCGTCATGCTTAACGCACAGATATTCGGTCACTGGCAAGTCGGATAAAGCGCCGTAGTAGACTACTTTAATCATCTCAATCTTTGACGCTCTTGAGTAGTGTTTCGACCAGTTCCAGCCAGTGACCCAAATCTCCTTTGTTGCCATTCCCATGATGTCAACGTCATGTAGCTTAAGTGGCGCTTTTTCAACAACTGGAAACTCTGCTCCACAAGCAGGACATATCGGTGTCGAGATATGCACAAGCTCGTTACAGTTCTCGCAGACTTTAACAGGAGCTTCGCCGTTGCCATCCCCTCCTTTTGACGGAGGCTTAACAGCGGTGATCGGGCCATGTGTTTCGACTACACCGGCGAAGTCCAACACAAGACAATGGTCGGTGTGGCTTTTTAGACGCATGCCTCGCCCTGCCATTTGCACATAAAGGCCTGGCGACATCGTTGGACGTAACATGGCAATCAAATCTATGTCTGGATAATCAAATCCTGTTGTAAGGACATTTGCATTGGTTATTGCCCTATACTTACCCTTCTTGAAGTCTCTTAAAATAGCTTCACGCTCTTTTTTAGGTGTCACTCCTGTCACACATTCGGCAGGAATGCCTCTGGCATTAAGAATGTCCTTGATGTGGCTAGCATGGTCAACACCGGAACAAAAAAATAGCCAAGCCTTACGATTCTCTGCAAGTGAGATAACTTCATCGACAACTTTCACATTGTTATCATTGGTATCAACGGCTTTTTGAAGCTCAGATTCAATAAACTCGCCGCCACGCTTATGGACACCTTCAACCGATAACTTCTTATGCGTTACCTTTGATCTTAGTGGAGATAGATAGCCATCATCCACCAGCTCCGTGATAGTGACAGGCTCAATAAGTGCATCAAAGATAGCTGGCTTGTCGGTTATAAGTCCGTGACCGAGACGATATGGAGTAGCAGAAAGCCCTACAATACGAACACTAGGATTTATTTCCTCTAGCTCATTAAGGAAAGTTCTGTATCCGCCTTCGTCCTTATGCCCGACGAGATGCGCCTCATCAATCAAAACCAAGTCAATGTGTCCGATAAGTTTGGCCTTGTTTCTGACTGACTGGATGCCTGCAAAAGTAATCTGGTCAATCTCTTTCTTACCAATGCTTGCAGAGTAAATCCCAAGAGGTGCATTGGGCCAGTGTTGGCGTAACTTCTCTGCGTTCTGCTCTATAAGCTCTTTCTGATGTGTCAGCATAAGGATATGCGTGTCAGGCCATGACTTTATTGCATCCTTACATAGCGCAGCAACAATGTGGCTCTTGCCTGATCCCGTTGGCAAGACTAAACATGGATGGCCTTGTTTTTTACGCATCCAGTCGTAGAGGTCGTCGATGGCTTTTTGTTGGTAGGGGCGGAGCATTATATTTCCTCAACTATTTGGATGCGCTCACCAATCCACCGCATTACTGGCACAGCCATCGAGTTGCCCAACGCTTTGTAGCGTGGCCCATCTGGTGTTTGCTTGCCGTTTGGTTGAATGTCTGTATAGCCGTCAGGAAAACCTTGCAATCGCTCGCACTCTGTTGGTGTTAAACGGCGAACTGCCATTGATTGTTTTATATATGTTGTGCTTTCATGCTTGTCAGCTTTAGATGCACCGCTACGCAAGCAATGGCCAACATCAGGCTTCTCCCCAACACCAAAAGCAATCGGCTGCATTATTACAGGCTCATGCCCATGAGTTTCTCTGCGTAATGTTCCAACTGTTCCATCTGACATTATGTTCATAACGCTGCCACCCTGATCCATTAAGACAGTTGGTTGCGCTGATGGAATCATGGTGTCTGTTTCTGAATCGTAACGTTTTCCAATGCCTGTTGTAATGCACTTGGCAACTTCTTCCCTCTTTTCTCTGCTCGGCGCAGGATTCCCTGACAGGCTCTTGGAGATAGCATAAATCTCTCCGAAACTTGAGATTCCAACACTTCCGATAAAATCACTTGCTGATTCGGCTTGTTTGATGAAATCAGCCCACGCTTGAATCCACTCCATTTCTGCAAATAGGTCGCTACTTGTTTGTCTCGCATAATTCGTATACTCCTTTAAGCATATTAAAGTTGATAACCCCGCGCTCCAATAAGATGGGGATGATTGATTCAAGAGTGCAATGAGCTTTGCGATGTTCAGAACGGCTTTTGAACACATATAAATTTGAGATTGCGTTATTAAATTTGTTGTTGTCAATGTGGTGAACAATTTCATCACTTCGTAAGCATCGTCCAATGTGCTTTTCAACAACTGCTCTGTGAGTGTAAACTGGCTTTCCATTTGAAAATCCGTCAATTGGTCTGCCAGAATGTGTTCCTTTTCTTTTCCTCCAAGGGGAGCATCCGATTTTTTTTGCCCTTGCTGATACCTCAGATACGCCTCGATTAAGTTTTTCCGCAACAGCTTCCAATTGTTCGCTTCCCCAAGCATTCCGAATAACTTCATCCTCCGCATCATTCCATCTCTTGAGAGATGCGCTAAGTCCAAGTTTTGCGGCTCTTTTCCTAATGCTTTGAGTTGTTCTATTAAGATGCTGTGCAATATCTCTTGCAGGCATTGTGCGATAGTGAGAGCTGATGTATCTGTCCTCTGTGCTATCAAATCGTCTCTGTGTTGTCCGCATACAAAAATCCTTCTGCGCCTTTGCGCTACACCATGAAATTGTGCATCAAGTATATCACAATCTACAATGTAACCCAATTCTTCCAATCCATCTAAAAGATTTTCAAGTGCGTTTGTTTTGTCACTTATTACACCAGGCACGTTTTCCCATACAATCCATCTTGGCTTAAAATGGTCGGCAATTCCAAGGAACGTGAGCATGAGGTTTCCACGAGGGTCTGCCAAACCTTTTCGTAATCCGGCAACGGAAAATGATTGGCAAGGTGTTCCTCCGACCAAAAGTTCAACTGTGTCATTTAATTTCCACTCCTTAAATTTTGTCATGTCACCAAAGTTGGTAACGTCTGGATAGTGATGTGCAAGCACTTGGCTAGGGAACTTTTCAATCTCTGAAAAACCAACTGGCTTCCATCCAATGTGATGCCATGCAACTGTAGCCGCTTCAATGCCGCTGCATACTGATAGGTATTTCATACTCACCCCCTAGCCCGATAATAATAACGCCGACCAT